CATTTGGATATGTAATGGACAAGTTCTTCGTTTAGTTTTAAATCCTTTTACGCCAACTCGTATTCCTTATTATGCTGTTCCCTATGAATTAAACCCATATAGTTTTTTTGGTGTTGGTATAGCTGAGAATATGGATGATACACAAACACTTATGAATGGATTCATGAGAATGGCTATTGATAATGCCGCTTTATCTGGAAATCTTATTATAGAAGTTGATGAAACTAATTTAGTACCAGGTCAAGATATGAGTGTTTATCCTGGTAAAATATTTAGAAGGCAAGGGGGTGCTCCTGGGCAGGCATTATTTGGAACAAAGTTTCCTAATGTAGCAGGAGAGAATATGCAACTTTTTGACAAAGCTAGAGTTTTAGCTGATGAAAGCACTGGTTTTCCTTCTTATGCACATGGACAGACGGGTATTCAAGGTGTTGGAAGAACGGCTAGTGGTATTTCTATGTTGATGTCTGCTGCAAATGGGTCAATCAGAAATGTCGTTAAAAACATAGACGATTACTTATTATCTCCTTTAGGTAAAGCTTTTTTTAGTTTTAACATGCAGTTTGATTTTGACCCTTCAATTCGTGGAGATCTCGAAGTTAAAGCACAAGGAACTGAGAGTTTGATGGCAAATGAAGTAAGAAGTCAAAGATTAATGCAGTTTTTAGGAGTTGTTAGCAATCCTGTGTTAGCTCCTTTTGCTAAAATGGATTATATTGTTAGAGAGATAGCTAAATCAATGGATTTAGATCCAGATAAGTTAACTAATTCTTTAGCTGATGCAGCTGTGCAAGCTGAACTACTAAGAGAAATGAACGTACAAATGCAACCTCAACAAGGTCAGCAGACTCCTCCAGGAGTTAACCCTAACGACCCCACTGGTGCAGGGGGAGCAAACATAGGAACTGGACAAGTTCCTTTACCTAATGAACAAGGATTTTCAGGAAATGAACAAGGAAATAATGAACCCCCTCAAGAAACTGGTGAACAACAAAGACCTTTGGGAGGATTACAGTAATTATATAGAACATTTAATTACTCAAGAGCAGAGAGTGATGGAACAAGCGTCTGATAATCAAAGTGTGTGGAGAAAACAAGGATCTATACATATATTAAGAAAGTTAAAACAGTTAAAAGATGAGGTAAATACCCTTGGTTAATTATGAACCTTTTAATCCTACAAAGCATGATCCTATTCAGTTAATGGGACAAGAATACGCTACTGAGATGACAGTTTCTGAACCAGCTTTTGATAATTCTGATAAATTTATAAATTACCCATTAATTTGGTTTGATGAGAAAACAAAACAACCAAGTTTTTTCTCAAGAGAGAGGGCAGAAAAAGAAGCAAAAAAATATGAAGAAAGAACAGGAAAAACATTTAAAAGATATAATTCTATTGAGACTGCTGTAAAAGCAGCAAAAAAAAGAAGTAAAAAAGGTGGAGCATCTAATACTCCCTTAACAAAAAACAAAGGAGGACAAATCATGGATGAACAAATGGAAATGGCATTTATAGATGATGGTTTAAATAAAGACCCTGTTAGTGGTAATGACATACCTAGTGGTTCCTTAGCAGAAGAAGTTCGTGATGACATCCCTGCTATGCTTAGTGAAGGTGAGTATGTAGTTCCCGCTGATGTATTAAGATTTTATGGTTTAAAGTTTTTTGAAGATTTAAGAGCACAAGCAAAAATGGGTCTTGCCAGAATGGAAGAGACTGGAAGAATAGGTGGGGAAACTGATGAAACTCCTCAAGAAGAATCTAATATTTTACCTTTTCCGATTGAAGAATTACAGACTGAAGAAGTTGTTATGGACGAGCCTAAAGATGAGTCTATGCAATCTTTTGATGAGGGAGGTGATGTAGAGTCCTCAGAGAAAAGAGAAGGTACTATAAAGTATTGGGATGGAATAAACGAATCTTCGATTATTGATGTGTTCTTTTTAGATGATAAACCTGTCTCGCATTCGGAAGCTTCTTTAGCTAACTTTGTACCTTATGTGCCTGAAATAGAAGAAGAAGATACAGATGAAGGCGAACCAGAAACTACTGTTAAGAAAAAAAAGAAATATAAAGATGCGTTTGACAAAATTGCAGAAGTGCGTGGAACAACAAGAGCTGAAGTTATTAAAGAGGCAAATAAACTTAAAACTGGAGAGGGGTTTTTAGCAGATCTTAGTGCTGCTGGTAAAGATATTGTAAGTCGTATTAGTAAAGGAGAAGCTCTAGATGAAAAAGGGGAGAAGCGAGAAAAGCGAGACTTTACAACAGCTGAGATTGATACATACTTGAAACAACTAAAAGGCTTTACTAAATATAATATAGGTGTTGATGATTTTTTTACTAAACTACCTGTAGTAGGTAATATAGCTACTATTGCTTTGGCTCAACAACACAAAAATGTTTTAGCAAGTATTGAGAATAGGTTAAAAGACGATAAAAACTTAACCGAAGAACAAAAAACAACGTATAATCAAGCGTTGGCTGGAGAAGAGGGGTATACTCCTGCTCGAAGTTTTCAAGTCCAAGCTATTGATATTGTTAAAGATTTAGTTAAAAAAGAAGATAAAAAAACTAATAAGAAGAAGAAGAAAAAAGGGGTAGTAACTGTGGCAAAGGGGTTTACACCTCCCCCAAGACCCTCTACGCCTCCCTTTTCTGAAAAAATGCCTAGAGGAAGACCCGATACTCTAAAAAAAGGCGGTTTAATGTCTAAGAAGAAACGTAAGTAGATTAATCAAAGGAGAAAATTATGCCAGAATTAGAAAATGTAGAAAAGCCAAAAGTTGCTGGATTTGTATCTAGAGAAAGAAACAAAGGTAATAAGGCTAATCAAGAAAGAATAAATCAAGATGAAAAAGAGTTAGCTGAATTGCTTGCACAAAGAGAGAAAGAGGTAGAAGAAGCTAAAAAAGAAGATCAACAAGCTTCCTCCTCTGTGTCTGAAGATACTCAAAAAAATGGTGAGGAAAAAACAAAAGATACTGAGGAACAACCTTTATCTAGAGAGGAAACTACTTTTAAGAAAAGACACGCAGATCTTAGAAAAGCCTTTGCTGCTAAAGAAAAAGAGTGGAACAAAAGGTTTGAAGAGTTAGAGTCTCAGCTTAAAAAGGCAACTAATAATGAATTAATTCTACCTAAAAGTGAAGAAGAGATGGATGCTTGGATAACAAAATATCCTGATGTTGCTGCAACAATGCACACAATGGCAGATAAAATATCTAAAAACAGATCAGAGGAGCTTGATAAAAGATTATCTGAGATAGAAAAGTTACGAGAGGAAGCTGTTTCGGAAAAAGCAGAAGCGGAATTATTAAAGCTACATCCTGATTTTACTGAGATTAGAGAAGATGATGCTTTTCATGATTGGGCTGAAGCTCAACCTAAACTTATACAAGATATACTGTATGAGAATGCGAGTGATGCACAAGCTGTTGCTAAAGTTATAAATTTATATAAAACTGAAAAAGGTATTTCAAACACATCAAAAGCAAACAGTGCGATTAAAGATGCAGCCAAATCGGTAAAAAGCAATCGAAGTGTTCCTCAAAAGGATGAATCTGAATCTTATTTTAGAGAATCTCAAATACAAAAAATGTCAGATAAAGAATATGAGGCTAATCAAGAAGCAATTTTACAAGCAACAAGAGAGAAAAAAATTATTTATGATGTATCGGGAGGTGCTCGTTAAAAAAAGTTGACAAGTTTAATTTTTTTCATATAACTATAAATATGCACAGTTTTTAATCAACTGTGCTTGTGAACGTGGAACATGGTAACTAAAAAGACACCTGTATATATAAGCCCACTTGTTATGTAAACTGTACAATTACAAAACATTATGCACCTTATATTAAATACAGCCTCGCTTAGAACTTATGTTTGCTAATTAATATAGCCAATATATATTTATAAGGAGGACTTATTATGGCTTTTCAAACTGTAGCGGGTTATGGGAATTTACCTAATGGTAATTTTTCTCCAATAATCTACTCCAAACAAGTACAGCTTGCGTTTCGTAAGTCTACTGTTGTTGGAGACATTACAAACTCTGACTATTTCGGAGAGATTGCTAATCAAGGCGATACTGTTAGGATTATCAAAGAACCAGAAATTTCAGTAAAAGAGTATGCAAGAGGTACTCAAGTAACAGCACAGGATTTAGATGATGAAGATTTTCAACTTGTTGTCGATAAAGCAAACTACTACGCTTTTAAAATGGACGATATTGAGGAAGCTCATAGTCATATAAATTTTATGCAACTTGCTACCGACAGAGCTGCATATAGACTATCAGATCAATATGATCAAGAAGTTCTAGGTTATTTAAGTGGTTTTAAACAAGCCTCATTAAATGCTGTAGCTAGTGCTGCTAATACAACAGTGAATGGAACTAAGGCAGTTAGCACTGCGGGTTCAGATGAACTTCTTACTTCAATGAAGTTAAGAAAAGATTCATTTGGTAACATCACTACAGGGTCTGCGGGAGATCACTCAATACCTGTAGCTAATGTCCCAAATGGAGCGACTTCTGTTCCTACGGGCACTGCTTCTCCAATGCAGATTGTAAATAGGATGACTAGACTATTAAATCAACAGCAAGTTGATTCTCAAGACAGATGGTTAGTAATAGATCCAGTATTTATGGAATTACTTTCAGATGAAAACTCTAAGTTAGTTAACGCTGACTTTGGAGAAGCTTCATTGAAAAATGGTCTTGTTCTCAACAACCTTGCGGGTTTTAGAGTCTATGTATCCAGTAACTTACCTGCTGTCGGAACAGGTCCAGGAACCTCTGGTTCATCAAATCAAAACTCAAACTTTGGTGTGATTGTAGCTGGTCATGGTTCTGCTGTTGCTACTGCTGAGCAGTTAAGTAAAACAGAAACATATCGTGACCCAGACAGCTTTGCTGACATTGTTCGTGGTATGCATTTGTATGGCAGAAAGATACTTCGTCCAGAAGCTATCGTTACTGCTAAGTATAACGCAGCGTAAGGGGGAGATTTAAAATGGCAACTTTTGATTTAACAGCTAAATCCACCACAGGAGTTGGTGCTGATTCTATTGCAGCTTTTCCATCAGATATGGGAACACATGTAGTAAAAACAGTTCAGGCTTACCTAGATGTTGATGCTTTAATAGCAGCAGGAAACACGTTAGCTGATGGAGACATCTTTCAGTTATTAGAAATCCCTGCTGGTACTTTAGTCCTTAATGCAGGTGCTGAAGTTATGTCAGCATTTACCGCTAGTGTAACCGCTGATATTGACTTTGCAGCAGGTGACGACATTATCGATGGAGCAGATGTAACATCAACTGGCTTTTGTGCAAAAGGCTCTAACGGACAGACCAATACTGTAGTTGGCAGTGCCGCATCAACTTATACACAATTTATATCTACTACAGATACAATAGATGTAAAGTTAGCGGGAGCAGATCCAGCTACTGGTAGGCTCAGAGTCTATGCTACTGTAATTGATTGTAATGATCATGGTGCAGTAGATAAAGCTACCGAAGTTGATAGAGACTTGTTAGCTTAATTTATTATGGTAAGGGGCAAATACGCCCCTTACTTTTTATAAAAAGGATGACAAATGGCAACAACATATTTAACTTTAGTTAATGATTTATTAAGAAGATTAAATGAAGTTACTTTTGATTCATCTGGAGATGGCTTTGATACTGCCAAAAATATTCAAGCGATAGCTAAAGATTCTATAAATAATGCGATTCGAGAAATCCTCCAAGATGGGCATCAGTTTCCTTTTCTAAAAACGACCACAACACAAACTCTTACAGCGGGAACAGGGACGTATGATTTTCCTTCTGATTTAGCTAGTGTTGATTGGGATACCTTTTATATACAACAACTAACAGATAAAAATAATGTCGCAATGTCTTTGCCTACAATATCTTTTGATGATTATATTCAAAATTATCGAGGTATAGAAGATGCCTCTGGTACTGGTGGAAGAACTGCTCCTGACATTATTTATCAAACATTAGAAGAAAAGTTTGGAGTAACCCCAATACCTGATGATGCTTATGTAATTGAATATGTTTATTATAAATTTCCTGATGATCTTTCGGCTACAACAGATACAATGATTATCCCAGATAGATTTAAATATATTGTTATAGATGGTGCTATGATGTACATGATGAGGTTTCGTTCAAATGAACAAAGTGCAGTTATTCATCAACAAAAGTTTAGAGATGGTATTAAAGTTATGAGAAGATTATTATTAGATGACCCAATCGTAATGAGGTCTACTATGATTAATCGACCACGAACATCTAGTCGAGTATTAAGTTTAGGGTCATAAAATGGCGGATCAAGTATCGACATTCAAGGCTGTGTGTAGAGGCGGTTTAAATACTGGGACAGACGTATTATCCTTGAGTGAATTTGCTTCTGGATCAGCTACACAGCTCGTTAATTATGAACCAAATCTTGAGGGTGGTTATAGGAAAATAAATGGATTTGCTCATAACTTTGGGACTGTTCCAGGAACTGGCTCTGTTCTTGGTGTTGCAGTAGCAGATGGGATTAATCAAGGAATTTTAGCTTGTCGAACTCCCTCTTCAGGAAACAACTATTTACATCATTGGAATTTTTACTTTCAATTTAATGTCGCATCAGATGCTAATTTAACTGTTGGAGAAACATTAACAGAGAGAACGTCTGCAGGAGACTCTAGCACTGCCACCTCTGTAACTGGAGTCTTGATCTCTAAAAGCTCAAATACGATAGTTGTTAACTTTGGAAGGATACCTACTTCGGTATTTACCAATGGTAGTGCCATTTCTGACGATAGTTTTTCGACTAGCACAACGCTAAGTTCTGCACCAACTGTGATTGGATGGACAGCTGTAAGCACTAGTGGTTCCCCAACAATGACTAATGTATCAAAAGTAAGATTTACAAAAATAAACTTTGGAACTCCTAAAGTCGTTTTAACTGATGGTATAAATCCTGCTGCAACTTATGATGGTAGCACTTATACTCAAATAACAGATTCAAATGCTCCTACTGACCCTACTTTAGCTGAGGAGTTTCAAAATCATTTGTTTTTAGCGGGTGACCCTGCACAAGTTAGCAACTTGTTTTTTAGTGCTCCTACAGCTGAAACTGATTTTACACCAGCAAATGGGGCAGGTGTAATTAACGTAGGTTTTAAAATTGTATCAATTAAAAAGTTTCGTAATGTGCTATATATATTTGGTAATAATACAATTAAAAGACTAGTTGGAGAAAACTCAGCGAATTTTACTTTAGAAACTGTAACTTCCAATTTAGGTTGTTTATCTACTGATAGTGTTTTAGAACTTGGAGGTGATCTTATTTTCTTAGCACCTGATGGTATTCGACCTATTGGAGGTACAAATAAAATTGGTGATGTAAATCTAGAAACAGTATCTAAAAATATTCAAAAAACTATAAATAATATAATTCAACAAGAAACTTTAACAGATCTTTCTTCAGTATTAATTAGAACAAAGTCTCAATTTAGATATTTATTTAGCAGTTCTGCTTCAACAGGTTTAATTGGAGCTTTAAGGGAAAGTCAAGGTGGTTTCTCCTTTGAATTTGGTCAAATATCAGGTTTAACTTGCACTTGTGTGGACAGTGGTTATCTAGACACAGATGAGTTTGTGCTTCATGGGTCATCAAGTGGTAAAGTGTTTCAACAAGAATCAGGTAATGCTTTTGATACAAGCAATATTATAAGCATATTTAAAACACCTTTTGTTTACATGGAGAACCCTGAACAGAGAAAAAACTTTTATAGTGTCTCTACATATTTAAGTTCAGAGGGGGTGCATACGATTAGTCTAGGAGTGACCTTTGATTATGAAAATCCAAATACTAAAACTCCAGAAAATGTTCAATTAAAGAATGAAAGCCCCGCTGCTTTTTTTGATTCGGGTAGCAACGTGGCAATATTTGATACAACTGATATTTTTGATGGTAATCCGTCACCAGTAGAATCTCAAACCTTTTCTGGATCTGGTAAATCTGTTTCTTTTAGATATGTAACAGATGATACTAATCCAAGTCATAGTGTTCAAGGATTCACTGTAACATACAGCACAGGAGATTTAAGATAAATGGCAGGATATTCAAGAACTAATTCCGCAGATATAACAGCTAATGCTATTGTTAAATCTGCACCAATAAATGCAGAGTTAAACGCTCTTCAGACGGCTTTTGCAGTAAGTGGCGGACATAATCATGATGGCAGTTCGACAGAAGGTGCATTAATATCAATATTATCGGATGCAGATGGCGATACTAAAATACAATTAGAAGAATCGGCTGATGAAGATATTCTTCGAATTGATATTGGTGGCACAGAGCAAGTTACGATTGTTGACGGATCTATTAGACCAACAACCGATAATGATATTGATTTAGGAACAGCTTCATTAGAGTTTAAAGATTTATATTTAGACGGAATTGCTCACATAGATACTTTGGATATAGATGAAAACGCAACAGTAGCAGGTACATTAGGGGTAACTGGTGCAGTAACATTGGCAGATATACTGTCAATATCAGATGGATCTGCTTCTGCTCCTTCTATTACAAATACAGGGGATACTAACTGTGGCTTATTTTTTAGTGCAGCAGACACTTTAGCATTTACAGCAGGAGGAACATCTCAGTTTACTATGGCTGATGGTGTTATTGCTCCAGTTACAGATAATGATGTTGATTTAGGTACATCATCTTTAGAATTTAAAGACTTATTTCTTGATGGAACTGCTCATATAGACACGCTTGACGTAGATGCAAATGCTACTGTAGCGGGAACTTTGGGAGTTACAGGAGCTTTAACTGGTTCAAGCACAGTACAAGGTACAACCATAACTGCTACTACAGCTTTTGTTCCTGATGCATCTGATGGTGCAGCACTAGGTACTTCATCTTTGCAGTTCAGTGATTTATTTATAGCTGATGGTGGTATTATAAATTTAGGTGATGATCAAGATACAACATTAACACATGTTGCAGATACAGGTATTTTACTTAACAGTACAAGGCAATTACAGTTTGGAGACAGTGGAACATACATTCATCAATCTGCAGATGGTGTATTAGACCTTGTTTCTGATACTGAAATAGAAATTAATGCAACAACAATAGACATGAATGGGGCGGCTGAGCTTTCTGGAAATTTTACTGTGGGTGGGACGTTGGGAGTAACTGGTTCATCTACATTAGCTGCAACATCTTTTGGTGATAATGACATTACTAACGTGGGTGATATTGCTCTTGACTCAATTAGTGCAGATGGAACAGATATTAATGTAGCTATCTCAGATAATTCAGGAACAGCGTTTACAATCAAACAGGGTTCTGATGCGTACTTGATAGTTGATACTGGCAACAGCAGTGAATCTATATCAATAGGTACTGGTATATCTGGTACAGCTATTACCATTGGACATAGCACTTCTGAAGTTACTGTAGCTGATAATTTAACTGTTTCAGGCAATCTGACAGTAAGTGGAACACAAACCATAGTAGACTCAACAACTATAAATGCTACAAACGCTTTTGTATTTGAAGGATCTACAGCAGACGCACACGAAACAACCTTAACAATTACAGACCCAACGGCAGACAGAACAATTAAACTACCTAATCAGTCAGGTACGTTACCAGTATTGGCAGCAGATAGCGATACAGCTATTACTGCCACACCTGCTGAACTTAGTATACTTGACGGAGATACTTCAGCTTCTGCTATAACTGTAGCGGATGCTGACAGAGTTGTATTGAATGATGGTGGCACAATGAAACAAGTAGCTATGACATCATTAAATACATACTTTGAAAGTGAAATTGACGCTTTATCTAATTTAGCAACAACTGGAGCACTTAACTCTGGTAGTATTACTAGTGGATTTGGAGCAATCAATAACGGCTCAAGTGCAATTACAACAACTGGCACAGTAACGTTTGGAAGTTTATCTGATGGAAGTATAACAATAACTGCATTTGTTGATGAAGACGACATGACATCGAATAGTGCTACACTAGTGCCTACACAACAATCTGTAAAAGCTTTTGTAGAGGCAACAGCAGGACAAGCTAATAATGTAACTGGACTTACAGCGACTGGTGCAGAACTTAATGTGCTAGATGGTGCGAGTGCAGGTACGATTGTAAATAGCAAGGGGGTTATCTACAGTTCGGGCGGGAAAGTAAATGCAACAAGTTTACAGATTGCAGGAACAGATTTAACGGCTACAGCAACAGAATTTAACTTACTCGATGGTGATAGCACTGTTGGAACAACATCTGTTGCAGGTGGTGACGGCATCTTAACCAATGATGATGGTACAATGCGTCAAACAAGCGTAGATACGTTTGATACTTATTTAGCTGGAACAACAAAGACACTAACAAATAAAACCTTAACAGCACCTAAGTTTGCTGATGGTGGCTTTATTGCTGACGCTAATGGAGCAGAAATGCTAGTGTTTCAGACAGTTAGTTCAGCAGCCAATGCAGTTGAAATAACAAACGCAGCAGCAAGTGGTGCAGTTGTTATAGGAGCCATGGGTAGTGACAGTAATGTAGATATTGACATTACACCGAAGGGTACTGGTGAAGTTAATATTGCTGCAGGTAATTTAAACTATGCAGGTACAGCAGTAACAGCTACAGGTGCTGAACTTAATATATTAGATGGGGTTACTTCTACAGCAGCAGAACTTAATATACTCGATGGAGTTACTTCTACAGCAGCTGAATTAAATAAATTAGATGGAGTTACAGCTACAACTGCTGAATTAAACTATACAGATGTTGCTACTTTAGGTTTAACAGAAGCATCAAAAGCTGTAACTGCTGACGCAAATGGAGTTGTTTCTTTTGATAATGGAACAATAGATGAAAGCACTGCTGTTACTTCAAGCTCAAATGCAGCAACACTAAATTTAAGAGATGGTAATGTATTTACTCACACACTGTCTGAAAATGTAACCTATACCTTTAGTAATCCTGCAGCGTCTGGAAGAGCATCAGCCTTCATTTTCAAGATTACACAGGATAGTTCTGCACGAACAATTACATGGCCCAATAGTGTTGATTGGGCAGCTGCAACAGCACCTACGATTACAGCGACAAATGGAGGAGTTGATGTGTTTGGATTTTTAACTGTTGATGGTGGAACAACCTATTATGGATTTACACTAGGACAAGCATTAGGATAATTTATGTCAGTATCAAAATTATTATCAGCAGCAAGTGGAGCAGCATCAGGTGGAGGTCTTGATGTAGATGATGTGTACAGCACTTTTCTATATACTGGCAATGGTTCAACTCAGACAATAACCAACAATATCGACTTGGCTGGAGAAGGTGGTCTTGTTTTTATTAAAAGACGCGAAGGGTCAGCTAATAACTGGGGTTGGTATGACACAGTCAGAGGACCAGACAGTCACCTTAAAAGCAATGCGCAGAATGCTGAAAATACTCAGGCAGACGTTGAAGTAAAAGATTTTAACTCGGATGGTTTTGATTTAGGCGCAGATCATAACGCTTTCATCAATACAAACGGAGGAAGTTTTTGTAGTTGGACTTTTAGAAAGGCTGATAAGTTTTTTGACCTCAAAAGTGTTTCTCATACAAACGGCTCTACCACTACGCTTGATTTTTCATCTCTCGGCACAATCGGAATGGGAATAGCTAAAAGAGTAGACTCTAGTGGCGAATGGTTTGTGCAGCATAGAGCAGATACAAGCAAACAAATTCTTTTAAATAGTAGTGCTACAGCTACGACAGCAGAAACTGATTTTGGAATTAGTGGTACTAATTTTAGATTACATGCTAATGCACCAAGTGGTACATATATTGTTTATTGCTTTGCTCATAATGATGATGATGGAGAGTTTGGTTCTTCAGGCGACCAAGATATTATAAACTGTGGGTCATATACAGGTGCAGCAAGCACTTCTAGTCCAACAGTTGATTTAGGG